GGAGTCCTCAACAAATCAAGATTCCCTCAAGCCCCCCTTTCAGCCCAGGAAGTCAACCCCACCCCCCAAAAAGGTGGAGCCTTAGTACCAGTTCTAGTTATCCCCCCCCCAGACTCGAGTCCATCACTGTAGGAGTTGGAATACTCCTTAGGCCAAGCGGTGATAAAAACTCTGTATCTTCCATGCGGTGCGCCAGCATCGGCTGCGCGTAAACCACACCATTCCGCATCATACCCGATGTCGGCCAAACTTCCGAGAACAGCTCCAAGTGCCCGCAAAGCAGATTCACCTGACTCGTCTCCCACACACCACGCGCACTGTTCCAGCTCGTCAACGGCTGCACCTGCACTGAGTAATCCTCTAACATTTTCAATAACCACCAATCTAGGTTTTAAAACTTCAATAGCTTTAGCAAACTCAGACCATAAACCTGATCTAGTTCCTTCTTGTAAACCGCGTCTAGCCCCAGCAAGCGAAACATCCTGACAGGGAAAACCACCAGTCAAAATATCTACCGGTTCAACTGATGCCCAATTCACTTTAGAAACGTCATGAAAGTTTGGCACATCAGGCCAATGGTGAGCCAGGATAGCACTAGGCGCATCTTCCCACTCACAATGCCACACAACTTCAGCATCAAGTACGTTCATAACGCCCATATCTAAACCGCCATAGCCACTGAACAGGCTACCAATCTTGAGCTTAGACATTTCCGTAAGCCTTCAACATTTGCACAACTACTGCACTAACAGAAGTGCCGTCAGCCTGAGCCTGAGCTTGTGCAGCCTCATAAACGTCATCAGCGATACGGAAAGACCGTAAAGGTGTATTAGCCACAGTTCGCACCGTGCCAATCCCAGCAATCAACAAACTCTGCATTCAACAACAGCCAACGATGAGTCGGCTTCACCAGTTCATAACTGATAGCAACAAGCATCAAACGGCTAAGAGCCTTGTTAGACAAGTGAGTGTCAACAACGAGGTCAAACACATCCTCACTGTTACGCAAATCGGCTTCACAGTCGAGTTCCTGCAGTTCAATGTCGAGTGTTTTATATGCTCCCATGATATTCCCTTTTCTTATTTGTAGACCAAACGGCCTATGTCATAACACTAACACAGACCGCCCAGAAAATAGCAACTATTTTTATTTATTTTTACGCGGCACTTTCCTACGCCTCAAAACAGACTTACGCTCCTTATCAGTCAAACCACCCCACACACCAAAATCCATCCGGTTCACAAGGGCATACTCAAGACACTGATCTATCACAGGACAATCCTTACAAACAGCCTTAGCCAACTTAGTATCAACCAGGTTAGTGCCATCAGCAAAAAACAAGTCAGGAGCTACCTGAGTACAAGAAGCCCGATCCATCCAGCCACGCGACACTATGCACCCTCAGCCATAATGCTCTTAAGAGTTGCCATCAAACGCATCTGCTGCAACTCCAAACCCTTAGCCTTAGCCCTAGCACGATTATAGGAAGCACGAGCAATCACTGCCCCATCACGAGCCTGCAACGCCTTCTCACGCGCCACAGCCTTCCTATCCTCAATAGAACCCTCAGCCGTCAAATAAGTCTTATCCATCTCAGACTGAGCCTTCATCTCAGCACGCTCAGCCTCAACCTCAAGAAGCTGAATAGCATCAGCAGCCTTATACAACTCACGACCAACCTGAGTCAACTCCAAACGAATATCATCAGGACTCACGACAGCTCCTTCTTACGCGCAGAAATAGCATCCTGCACCTCAGCAGAATAGCCACCAGCAACAGCCTCAGCCCAAACAACCTTCAAAGCATCAAGAGACTCAAGCTTAGGAATCGCATCAAGCAAACCAGCAGGCATCTTCACTGCAGGCTTCTGAGGCTGAACACCACGAGCCACCTTAGCCATCTCCTCACGAGTATTAGGCTTCTGCCCACTCATACCAAGCGCATACAAAGCACGCCCAATAGCAGAACTTTCACAGGTCTCAAGAGCTGCAGTCTTTTGACTCATACCCACACCGTCAATCTCAAAAGCATGACCAGTGGACTTAGGCAAACCAGCAGCCTGATCACCAGTATTCAGATAGATAGTAGCCTTCACTCGCCACATCATAGAAGCGCGGTCATTCTCTGTGGTGTAATCCTCAGTAATGATTCGCCCATCAGGATACGTTTCATAGAATCGCTGGATACGCTCTGCAACAGTCTCATAACTGTCAAGATTAAATTGTGCCATTATTCATTTCCCTTTTCTCTTTCAGATAGCCATTCAGCCATCGTTTTATCTTTCTTACTTGAATTACAAGACTTACATAAAGGCTGCAAATTATTCTCACAGTGCGCTCCACCGCGACTAATAGGAATAATATGATCAGCCTCTATTCTTTCTACTGCACCACAATAAACACAAGAGGAAGCATAAAGATTTTTAATAAACGCATCAGAAATTGACTGAACTTCGACATTTTGCATCCTTGCCCTTCTTCTATGTTTTTTAATGGCTTTATATTCTGGATGTTTATCTGCCCAACCCTTCCTAGATTCAGCCATCTTTTCAGGATTTAAAGCCAACCAACGGCGGTTATTTACCAATCGCTTTTCTGGATTCTTAGCTTTCCATAAACGAGACTTTTCTTTAATCCTGTCTGCATCCTGTAAATAAGCTTTCCTAAGTCTTGCTTTATGGCAAGAAATACACTCATTACGAAAACCATCCTTGCTACTTTGACGCTTATAAAAAGAAACAAAAGGTTTTACTGATTTACAGGTGATACAAGATTTCATAATTCTCGCTGTGACTTCTCCCAGTAGATTGCGTGCTGCTGAACTTCTTGAGCAACTTTGATAAGTGCTTCAATCATTTCATCATCTCGCTCAATCCACTGACATTCAACATCGAACCCAGGTGCAAAACCAGCAGGGCCTTCAAGCCGAAGCTCATACGCAAACAAGCAACGTTCTGCACCAGTCACATAAAGCTGCCACTGAACTTGACGCATATAATTTGCAGGCACTTTATCAAGACTCTTACCGCTGGTCTTATATTCACCAATAACAGTGTGATCCAGACTTAGCCCGTCAGGGGTAGCCATCTGCCACTCATTACCTGCACCGTCAGCACAAATCAAATAGTCATTGCTGAGAATGCCGTAACGCTCTTTCACAACGTGCGAAATATAAGCCTCACGCTCGTTCCCCCAATTCATAAACGCATTAGGTTCAACCGCTGTGGGGTTTTCAATCTGCGCTAGAACTTCCTTCATCCCTGCAGGTGTGGAAGCCTTAGCAACTTGCGTAGCCGTAACGCCACGGTCACGCGCAGCAAGCCACAAGTCACGAGTCTGGGAAGAAGCAATAAAACGCTCAATCGGTATCACTTGTTCTCTCCCTCGAAAAGCTGCCTCAGTGTTTGTTCAGCAAACTTTGGTGTCTTATCCCACGCGTCGAGCCTGATAATCTCGCCATTCAGCATGAGTTTTATTTCACTTGTGTTATTCAGTAGAACTTGAATGATACGTTCACGCTCAAGCCTTGCTCCTACTTCTAACTCCTGCTTGGCAAAAGATGAAGCAACACGAGCAACATCTTCAGCAGTAATCTCACTCACTTGTTCTCTCCCTTGATAAGCGCAACAACGTCACGCAAGACAGCTGCGCCATTATGGTTTTGATCTATAACAAGTTCTTGCTGTTCTTTTTCAAGTAGTTTGATGATGCGTTCACGCTCCATTCTGGTGCAAACTTCGCAAACTGGATTATGTGGGTGATTCACAGCTTTCCGACTTCCTTAGCCTGCTCCACACCACGAAGCTCAGGCGAACCACCACGCAAAAGAATCGTAAACGTCTCCAACGTCATAGTCACATACTGTTCACCAGGTTTAGCCGACCCATGCTTCTTGTGAGCAACAACACCGGCAACAGTCGCACCCGTTACAGCGTCATCATTCTTACGTTCAATCTCAGCCTCTTTAATCCACTGAGGCAAACCGTCACGCGCTTGGTTCTTCGCTTCGACAACAACGTGACCACCGGCAACAGTCTTGACTCCAGCAATATCGCCACGATCTTTAGCACCAGACTTCACACGACGTTCAATCCGGATGTCTGCCAGCTTCATTGCAAGATACTCAGCTACGAGTGTCTCAAATGCGCTACCGGCTTTCTTTGCACTTGCTCTATTTCTAACCATAAGGTTTCCCTTCCTTTCACATTCACTATAGGCATACCTACTGACATTGTGCAAAACATTTTTGTATAAAGGTAAAAAAGTTTTTTGTATAAAGGTAAAAATAGTTTGATAATTTTTACATTTAGACTTGACACTGTATGTACAGGTGCTATTGTTAATACATAAGCAAAACCGCTAAATAAGAAAGGGAAATAAAATGAACATCACAGAATTTAAACCAGCAGGATTCACTAACAACAAAGAATTTATTGCAGCTTACAAAAGCGGCATTATCACAATCGTTGACATTGACGCTGTAAGTGACAAACTGGTTTCTGTGTTTTTCACCAACGCTTCTGCAACATTCCCAGAAGCAGGCACGCGCCAAACATACAACAAAGCAATGTTGATTAGTGCAGGAATCATCTAATGCCAAATATAAGGAGAACCGAAATGAATAACCAATTTACTTGCATCAAATGTGGCAGTCATGGCTGGGTCAGCTATGAGCCACCATTAGGAAAACCAGTTCAAGGCCACTGCTCACGCTGTTTAGAGGGCAATCAAGAGATTAGTGTTGCTGCTCAAGAGTTAGCACAAACCAATGACTAACGGACATACATTTTACGAAATTATGACTAACTCAGTCGGTTGGATTCCAGCAGTAGGGCCGTGGGCTAAATGGGAAACGCTAACAACTGATCTACAACAGCGATATGAAAACACTGCTCAAGTCTTTATTGAAATGGGCTGGACTCCACCAGTAAATCATTTAGACGAGATAGCTCGAATTTCACGCATCAATAATTTATATGAAGATGATTTCTAAGGAGCGATAATGGAAACCGAACACAACCCAGTACCAGCAACACAATACGAGGACTCCTACGCTTCAACACCATACCGAGATGACCTTTCACTAGCCGTAGGATGCGGTGTAACAGCCGTTATAGTGCTGTTCCTTACCATCGTAGGGCTGGTGACTCTATATGTCTAAATTAGCCGTACTATCATTCCTATTCACCACAGTCGCCGCGATTAGTTGGCAATTTAACGGTGCAACACTTCTAGGCATTA